AGAATCCAACTCTGGTCATGCAATCTTTTAACAACTTCTGCAGATTATCTGTATCAGGTTTTGTGGTTCGGTATGATCCATTGCCATGACTTCCATCATCAGGGAAACACCACTTTGTCATTAACCGAACACCTTTTCGATATGGTTCTTCCGGAACTTCCTTACCAAGATACGCCATCAGTTTCTGTCTGGCCGCTTTCAGTTCCGGCGGATCATAAAATATTGGCTTTCCTTTTACGACTGCAACCTTGTGTTCCTGATGAGTTACTGTCGGAGGAATCATTGCTAAAAAAAATTCAGTCTCCAAAAATTTCAACTCCTTCTTTCTCTGCTCAAGGTATGGTGCCCACCTGAGTGCGGGGTGGGTGGTCGTCGTGCGTGAGCTTGTCGCACGACTACCTACCCCCGCTAGGTGGGGGTACGCACATACATATATACGTAGTATATAGTTGTGCACGCACCCTTTTGCGCTCTGCACATAACCAGAAAATTATGATTTTGAGCATGTATGCACACAATCGTAAAAATTATAGTTATGCGTACTGTTCACAATTTAGGTTATGTTCAGTCTTGTGCACCCTTTCTTCTGATGTAGGCTTTGCCATCATCACCCATATATTTTTCGAATTTTCTTCTTAATTCTTTCTTCTGCCTCTTGGTTTCTCCAAGCCATGAAAGCAACTCTCTTGAATTTGTATCAAGTGCTTCTGCCAGCTCTGCGGCCGAAATCTCCCTGCCATCAAACTCAATATTCTGAAATGCAATCTCAAATTCATTCAGCTTACGCTCACGGGTTTTCTGAGCATTCTCTTTCCTTTTTTGAGCTGCTTTTTCCCACATCGGTTTTTCTGCTTCCAGTTGCAGATCTCTAAGACTTCCAATCTGATCAATAC